TCAGAGAAAAGTTTAGTTACTGGGGCAGAGGGAGATATTACGTTATCTAGTTTAGGTGCTGCGTGGTTGCTAGGGGGTACTCCTATGCATCAACTTAATTCCCAAGGATACTTAGCTCCAAACCCTGCTGGTGCGGCTATCATGGACTTTACCCCTGTGGGAGGCGTCCATACTCATGTCGCCAAGGGTTATATTCCTGGCGACGAAATTTGGAGACATTCTTTCAGCGAAAGAAATCCTGGTATTAAAAGTAAAGGTTTTGAGTATGAGGTTTGGGGGTACGGAAATACTGGTGATGATTATCTCCCTGTTGGAACGCTTCATAATGTTGGTAACGGTACTGCGGGGGATGCTCCCTTTGGAGTGTCTTCTGTTAATGTTAATTCCGCTTCAGGAGGATTAGTAGGATACCCAACACCAAGGCGCCCACTACACATCTCTCAAGAAGGGTTTATTCGAAATTGGCTGGATGAAAGGGCAGCGGATTTGTTCGCAAATGCTAAGCATTTAGCAAATCCTAAAGTCGGGGGAGTTTCTATTTACCTGTCCCATTCAGGGAAATATCGAGACGAGGCCCTCCATGTAGGTAGATGGGCAGGAGGCGAAGCAACCTCCTCTAAAAGTAGTACTCACGGAACTGGAGTACGCTCACTTAACTTGTTTGACCTAAATAGGTTGTTATAATGTCTGACCGAATTAAAGAAAATATCCGTTATTATTTACCAAACGACCCATATCATCACGATGTCGACAATTTACCCCTGCGTGATTTGGTAGACAACGACAAGCGCTTACAAACTCAAGTTGATGATTTAATAAACGCTTCCAAAGCAGGTGCTATATTAGATACTTCTCGAAGGAATTTATCGGAACTTCGTCCTCATGTTATACCCGGACAGCCTGGTAAAGTATTTGTAAACCCAGGAACTTTCATGGCGAGAATTGATAGTCCATCTAAAAATCAAACTGGTATTTACGAAAAACACACAGGTTGGAACGGCACTAATGAAACAAACTCTCATGCGAACGTAGCAGATAAATCACACTTTACTACCGATTCCAGAAGGGCCAACGGTGCGGCTCGAACCTCTGTTGTTCGCTTGTTATCAGATGAAACGGGTGCCAATCCATGGGTTCAAATCCCAGAGTGGTCAACCGACGATTTTACAGGTACAGCCCCTGGTGCAAGAGTTGACCTTGTTTACATTAAAGCATCTAGGGGTTTTGAAGATGAAGCTTTCTCTACAGATAAGCCAACCTTAGGCGTTTTAAAAGGAGCCGGACAGATTGCAGAGGAACAACTCACACGCCATCTTGGAAAACCTGTCAATGAAATTTTTGCTCATTCAGAAGAAGATGTAGATGTTGCTACTAATTGGATATCTGTACCTCTCCCTGAGGATATTATGAATAGGGGAGGTAGAGCTGAAAGAACTGTGGCTAGTAATATATCTTGGGATGGCGCGAGCGTGGCTAATATCGAGGAAGGGAACGGATTTGTCTTGCCTTTATGTTACGTTATTGTTACCAGTAATTTTACTGGTGGTACTGCAATTTCACCGTCCAATGTGATTGACATTAGACCCTTTTTACGTACTACTGAATTAACTTTAAACGAGAGACAGGCAATTCTCAACTCACAACACCTTCCCCGAGTAAACAATGCTTTTGTTACAACTACGGAACTCCTAAATCGTATAGAAGAAATTCCCGCCCCTGATATTCCTGGTGACTATGGAATTAAGGGTACTATTAGGTTTTACACTTCAGAGAATGATGGTACAACTCTGGACACCAAACCTATTACTGTCCCTCCTGGGAAGTATATTGTTTGGGTAGCTGGTAAGGCTGGATGGACTCATTTGGGAGCTTTGAACTGGGCTATTGTAAATACTGCGACGGGAGATACCCTAGATGCTCCTGGGTTCGGTGAAGATGGCGCAACCCGAGAGATTGAAGGGGATGGAGATGATGATTGCCATTTTATGGATTTTATTGATGTTGTGATACCCTCAGAAACGTTAATTGAAGCTAGAGGCTCTGAATTTGATAAAACATATACAGTGACACGTACAAAAAGACGTTGGTTTAGAAAGAAAAAGTATACAACTACCCACCACAAGAAGGGTACCCTCAACTGCCAAAGAATGATTCTCATTAAGTACGGAGAATAACTACATATAATACTATGTGGAAAACCATTTTAAACAACATTAATAATTTAATCCTAAGCAATTGGAAAAGTGTATTCTTTTTGATTGTTGGCATTCTAATGGGCATGTTCTGTTTTTCGTGCTCGCTAGTAAATTCTGCAGTTGATACAGTTCAAGAAGCTGGAAACGACGTTGTAGATTTTGTTACTGGTGAGGATGACGAAGAAGCATCCGAAGAGTAAATGAAACGATTCAGCCTGGCTCTCCTTCTGCTTGCATCATGTTCAACCTTGATGCCTATAGCAGGAGGTGCAGCTGGAGGTGCTATAGGTTCTGCTGTAGCCGGGCCTGGTGGAGCTGCTGCTGGTGGAGCCATGGGAGTCGCAGGGGCGCAAATGGCCTTCCCGAATGAGAGTGTTGACCCGACGGTTGCCCTTGCGGCAGCTCAGGCAGGCAAACCCGCTCCTGGCACTGCAGCTAGTACAATCCATGAAACTAAGAATCTCGTATGGGATTTAGGATGGATGTACATGCTTATTTTTGTTTTTGTTCCCCTCTTTACGAAGAGAGGTCGTGGCTGGGTAAAGAAATTTTCCGAGTTACACAACACAGTCTCTCAAAAAGATATAGAAGAAAGAGACTTAGCACAGGATGAGAGACTAAATAAACTAGAAGAGATGTTAGAATCTCTAACCCCTAAATCTAAAAGAAGAAAATGAAGCACATTAAACACTTAGTGAGTGATAAGTTCGCGGACACACTTATGGAACAGTTTGGTTACGAAACCAAGCCTGTAGTAGAAGAAGCGAAGAAAGATGAGGTTGTGGTAGAAGAAGAAGTTTCTACTCAGCATTTTTATAAGCATGATGGTAAACTTTATGAATTACATGAGAATGTAGAAGAGTTCGACGGTGAGCTATTTATTGAAGTTTCCGAATTGACTGAAGACGTCATGGTTTCCCTCGAAGAAGGTTCTTATACCCTTCTAGAGTCAGTGCAGCTTGATAATGATGAATTTAATCTCTCCGAGGACTTGTTCCAAGACGAGGAAGGTTCTCGATTCGTTCAACTTATTCAGAAATAATCATGGTTCAAACCATCATGGAGAAAGCGGATGCGATTCTTGCTCAGTGTGGTCTTTCTACGCCTGGTAATAACAGCGGTGTGCCTTCTTCCCCAACTGAACATACGGTAGGTTTACAGCGCCAAGAGGGGGAAATGGCTCCTGTAACTGAAGCTCAGGCTAATGCGCTGTTGGCTGCAACTGGGGTTTTATCTGAAGAGATTAAAGATAAAGGTCGAACTTCTGGGCGAACTACTAAACGTCGTCGTCAGGCGGTGAAAAGTAATGAAGAGCCTGAGAAGATGGAGAAATCTACTACAGAGGAAGAAGAGGAAAGAGCTGCAGAGGAAGAAGTCCAAGAAGAAGGTTCTGGTGGGGTTAAACGCCTACAGAGAAAAGGTAAGGGGTTGGATAAGCAATTGGCTAAAACTAAAGCAGGCAGATGGTCTGAAGACCCTAATGTGCGAGCCAAAGCAAACGCCGAGGCAGACAATATCCAAGGCCAATCCAACACTAACTCATTTAAGGTAGGTAGGAAAACGCAGGATGGAGAGAATCGTAATTGGACACCAGGCTCGTCTAAAGTTGAGAATCTTGGAACAACGGTTGGTAGTTTAGGTACAAACTTTGCGGGCTCTGCAAAGAAACGGGGTAGGAATCTAAAGAAAACTAAATTGAAAGAAAACAAATCTTTCGCTGCTTTTATTAATGAGGTGTTTAAAAATGTCTAAACTACTACGAGAAGTATGTTCCTATGGAGCCTTGGAGGTTATTACCGAAGCTGATACTCCAGGTGAAACTCCAAAAATTAAATTACGAGGTTTGTTTACTGAGGCGGATGCTAAAAACGGTAATGGACGTCGATACCCTAAGAAGTTAATTGAAAGAGAAGTTAAGAAGCTTAAGAAGATTGTATGCGAGCGTCGCCTTTTAGGTGAATTGGACCATCCTAGCGACGAAGTCGTTCACTTATCCAACGCTTCTCACCTTGTTACAGACCTTCAAATGGATGGTAATAAGGTAATTGGAGAGGTTGAAATTCTCTCCACTCCAGCTGGAAAGGTTCTAGAAGAGCTTGTTAAGTCTGGTGTAAAAGTCGGAGTTTCTTCTCGTGGGGTAGGTACACTAACTCACGTAGTAGATGAAGATGTTTACGAAGTTAATGATAATCTTAACATGATTACTTGGGATATGGTTTCTGAACCTTCTTGCTACGGGGCTTTTCCTGGGGTAATGTCAGAGAATGTTCTCTCTGAATCTAAAGTGTCAAAAGAAGTTTCTCATTTAAACGCAGAGAGACTATTTATTGAAGCCCTTCGTCGGAGGGTTTCAGAATAACAAAAAAATTAAAAAAACGGCACTTTTTCCCAAGTGCTTATACATAATATAGAAAGGTGGAATAACCAATGACAAGAAAAGTAGAAGATATCGCCAAGCTCCTCCCTGAAGGTCTTTCAGACACAGGTATCGAGGAGATTAACTCTATGCTAGAAGAAGTAGTAGAGGCACGTGTGAGTCAAGAGACTCAGTTACTAGAAGCTAAAGTAGCCGGATTTATCCGCACTAAGATTGATGACTTGCGAGCTGAGGCTGAGCGTGAGCTTATGGAGAATAACGACTATGCTCGTGCCTATCAAGTTTACCAGTCTCTCAAGTCTGTAATTTCCGAAGATATGTGCTCAGCCGACTCTGATTCGGCTGTTAGTGTTTATAAAGAGGAGAACGCTAAACTACACAATGCTGTAGAGGAGTTGAACAATCGTTTATCGGAAGCTCTCATTGAAAATGAGACGCTCGGTTCATCGGTTGATACCCTCACAGAAAACGTCAAAGAGATTGAGGAAGAGAAAAAGCTTCCATTCAAGTCTTCTGAGAAAGCTGTTGTTATTACTAATGAAGGTAGAACACCAACTTCTCAAAATCCACCAAACAGCTTTCTCTCTGAGGAAGTTCTGAGGCTCTCCAAAGCCTTAAACAATAATTAATTTTGGAGGTACAAATAAGATGAATTTAAACAATGGTAAGTCCCTAGTCGAAAAGTGGGAGCCAATTCTTGAAGGTATTTCCGATGAGTATACCAAGGAGACCACGGCGGTCCTTCTTGAGAACCAAGCAGCTCACATTCTAACCGAAGCAAGCAAGGAAGGAATGTTGAATGAAACTCCTATAGCGGGCGACGCTGGGGCGACTACTGTTGGTCACATCGGTACCTTTCAAAAATTTGCTTTCCCTTTAGTACGGAGGGTTTTCCCGGAACTTATTGCTAACAAGGTTGTTTCAGTACAGCCTATGCAAGGTCCGGTTTCACAGGTATTCTACCTGGGCTATGACCGCTCTCATATGGATAACTCTGAGCGCGTTTATGGTAAGTACAACCTAACTTGGGGTAACCGAACGGCTTCGGCAATCGGCGCTACGCAGGGTATGGATGATGCTTATGCTGCTAGCTCTGGTGGATATTCTTGGTCAGGACATGGTATTGGTGGCTCAGATAATGCTAGCGCAGTATCTGCTGGTCAGTTTACTGAGACGATGGGTAAGCAAATCGCTGCTTTCCCGTCTTCGACGCAGCTGACGCAGTTTAATACCGCGTCTGGTGAAGCGCTGGCAGGGCATCAGATTCCTGAGATTACGTTCCATATCGAACAACAGGCTGTTATTGCCCGTACTCGTAAGTTCCGTGCATTGTGGACCATTGAGGCTGCTCAAGACCTCAAGGCTTACCACAACTTGGACCTCGAGCGCGAGCTGACTGACCTTCTTGGTAAGGAAGTTGCTTTGGAAATTGACCGTGAAATCCTTGAAGACTTGCGGATGTTGGCTTACGACGTGAACCCAGCTGCTATGGGTGACCTTAGTAACGGATTCATTCGTGGTAACGGCATCAACATGGCTAACCCCAACAGCATGCCTCAGGACCACGATTGGACTCCTAGTGCATTCACATACAACGATTCTGGTACCTTGGCAGGTAACCCTGCAGGTACGGATAAGAACGTTTACTTCTGTGATTTCGCTGCTACTAATAACCTTGGCTTGTCTCCACGTCACGTGGGTCAGGTCTACTCAAACCTAGTTGCTATCGTAAACTTCGCTGCTCAGGACATCTACAAGACGACTTTCCGTGGTGCTGGTAATTACCTAATTACTTCTCCATTGGTCGCTGCGATGCTCCACTCTGCTTCGAAGCTTGAAGGTGGTGTTGCTCCTGAAGAGGCTGGTTCTCTTGGCGCTAACATCTCTTACAAGGGTAAGTGGCTTGGTATGTATGACATCTATGTTGACCCAATGTGGCCAGAGGACGAAATTCTCGTAGGCTACAAGGGTGGCAACTCGATGGAAGGCGGATACGTCTATGCTCCATATATTCCGATTCAAATGCTTCCAACTGTGGTGAACCCAGAAAACTTCCAGCCTCGTAAGGGTCTCTTGACTCGTTACGGTAAGGCTTCGGTTACTCCGGAATCACGCTGGTACAGAATCATTCGTCTCGTTGGCGCAGACAGCCGTTATATGACTCAGCCGTTTGCTAAGGTTGTTGACAGCTGGAACGAAGCTGGCACTAACAGTACTTTCCAAGCGTAAGTTAACTTACTGCTTAATTAATAAGAAGACCACCTTCGGGTGGTCTTCTTTCGCTATATACATTGACGATGGCTACCCCGAAAGACCAAACCGCTACCCCAACAACTACTTTTGGCGATACTTTTACTACAAGAACTGACCTTGAAGATTCTGTAAGTGCTGTAACGACAAAAGGAGAATTCGACTACAACGCTTTAAATCGGCGTAAGTTTTCCGATGCAGTAGACTTCGGGAAGTTCTACGGTTCAATTAGAGACTTTGTTCTCGCTAGGCTAGGTTTTCCCGTTGTAAGGGTTGAATTAACTGATTTTCAAATACAAACGGCAATTGATGAAGCCGTTTCTAAGCTAGATTACCATGCCCCGTGGTATTGTACTCAGTTTATGACGTTTAGGACGGTAGCGGGGGTCAATATCTACAAACTACCAAAACACGTGATTCAGAACTTAGAGTACGTTGTTTACAAAAAGTCTTTGCTGTCCGTACAGCAACAACAAGGAACATTAGAATTCGACTTCTTCATTAAGTATTTCCAGGACAATTTCTTGTTTAGGGACTTTAATATTTCCGATTTCTTACTTATGCAGATGCATCTTGAACAGATGCGTAAGATTCTTGGCAGGGACGGCTCTTTCCAAGTAGTTGACGGTCAACACTTAGCAATTTTCCCTAAGCCTATGCTTGGGGGCGAAGAGGTTATCGTGGAGTATCGAGCATTGAACTCGGATACTCTTGCTTCTTACTTTGTAAACTGGATTCAACGATATGCTTTAGCAGTTAGTAAGGTTACGTTAGGTGAGATTAGAGGGAAATACGAATCCATCCCTTCTCCTGGTGGTGGCGCCAGATTAAATGGCGACGCGTTAATTATGAACGGGCAGAAAGACATTGAAACTTTAATTGAAGAGTTAATGACTGAAATTGAAGAACCCCCAAGCTTTGATATGTGGTAATGGCTAAAGAGAAAAAATCAAGTTTTAGGGTAAACCATCAGATAGTAGGTGACCCAATTGACCAACCACGCAGTGAGTTGGGGATGTTTGATGATGATAACCCAGATTTGGAGCTTTTTAACTTAGTGGATGATGAGTTAATTCGATTGTCCGGCTCTGAAGTTTTACTATACCGCTACCACCAGGATGAGGGGTATGATAGTCTGTATGGGGAAGATAGGAGAAAGGCTATTGAAGAGACTCCAGTGGCCCTTATTGGGCATTACGACCCACGTGCTATTGAAGAGAACTTGGGGGAATTTGGGCTCGAGTTAACAAATGACCAGATGTTTACATTTAATAAGCATTACGTAGAAAGAAAAGTAGGGAGAGCCTTAATCCCTGGAGATATTTTAAAGCCGAAATTTCAAAATATTAGGTATGAGGTATTTGAGGTTCAGGAAGATAGTTTTGAAGCATACGGAGTTTACCATTTAGTAGCATCGGCTAAGATACTCCGCGACCATAAAGATGTACAGAGGGAGGACCTTAGATAATGTATTCTAATAGTTCAATTCAATGGACAGAGACCTCAGGCAGCTCTTTGTCAGCAATTTCTGGAGGTATGTCCCATGCTGAAGCTAGAGCTTCTATGAGGGAGAAGATTTACGCTAATGAAACAAGTAGAAGGGTTCCCTCCAATTTCTATAGAGAGCATACTAAAGCAATTCTTGGCTGTCTTTCAAATTTTTCCGTGATTGCCGATGATGGGACTGTAAACTCTGACATTCCCACCTTTTACGCAACTCCGGAGAGAGCAATCGCCAAATTAAAGGAAGATAGGAACATTATTCTTCCTGTTATATCTCTTGGAATTGCAGATATTGAGGAGGATTTAGCTCGTAGGCGCTACTCTCAAAAATTAGTGAGTAGTTCTAGGTGGTCAGAAGCTGAGCAGAGAGCGAAAAGAGTCATCGCGAAGTCCTCTAAAGCAGTTAATGTAACTTACACCGTTAGTATTTGGGCGAAATATGTCGAGGATATGAATCAGCTGACGGAGCAGATTTCTCTATTATTTAACCCAGACCTTGTATTAACTACAAAATTTGGAAACCAAACGAAAGGTTTTATTACGGACATTTCGGACGCTTCCGATTATAGTCCTGGGGACCGAGAGGATAGATTAGTTCGTAAAACTATCTCTCTTATTTTCGAAACGTATTTGCCTGCACCATCGTACTTAGTTACAAAAACAGGAGAAATTGAAACCCTAGGTCTCGATGTAGAAATAAATTAATTTCGGAAGTGACGGCGTAAACCGCCTAAATAAAGTAGGATGAAAAGAACGCAACCCAAACCGTCGCCAATTTGTGTTAAAAATGTGTCCCGCCAGGGACTCGAACTTATTTTTAATAAAGGAGGTCAATGGGAGCACTATTGGCTAGAGGCTGGTAAGTCTGTTTCTGTCCCTAAATCCCACCTAACTGATACTGTTAGAACCCTAGCTGCACGAAAGCTAATCGAAGTAAAGTAAAGGAGCACTAAAAAATGGCAAATTATGTAAGCCCCGGCGTATATGTAGTCGAGAAAGATTTTTCCGAGTACCCGCCATCAATCAATTCCTCTGTAGTCGGTTTGGTAGGCTTTGCCTCCAAAGGACCTGCAAATAAAGCGACTCTTATTACGAGTGCCGCTCAACTCTTACGTACATTTGGTCGTCCCGATAGTAAAGTCGGTGGTTATGGTCTTGAATCTGCTCTTGAAATCTTGAGAGGTACGAACTCATTGTACTTTGTACGAGCTGCTACAGATGCCGCTTCGGACGCCTCTGCTGGGGTTATGTTTGGTGCTTGTCCCGCTATCGCACTTTCGACAT